GCCGTCTTGCACAACAAATGACGATAGCTGATAGCATTGAAGCACGTGCTAAAGAAAAAGCGTTGTCAGATGCAGAACAACGTAAGCTAGATAATTCTCGTAATGAAATAGCAGACTTGCAACGCAAAACGCAACTTGAGCGTGAAGCAGAAATGTTTATTATAGAGAAAAAAGCCAAGGAGTTGGGTATTGAGGTTGAAGAATATAAACTGCAAAAATCAAAAGAAGCACCACAGTTTAACGATTATGAAGAAATGGCAGTGTATTACTCTAATAGACTAGGACAAAGAGGACTTACTACACAACAGAAAAATGATTTTTCTCAGCTACGTAATGATGCAATAGCCGGTGCTGCAGCATTTAATCAACAAACGGGTGGTACAGCTAGTTTCTTTGGTAAGGGAAGCAGAGACACACTTATAAATTCTGAAATTAAAAGGATGCTTGAACCTTTTGGAATGGTAGATGAATTAGGTCAACAAATACAAGAAGAAATAGATGGTAATTTACCTTCTTACTTTGATGGTATGACACGGGCATTAGATAACTTAACCCGAACAACTGCACCCCTAAACGATAATGCTATAAACTCAATGTTACTGGGTCAAAAAGAAGCACTAAAGGCAAGGAAAAAACAATACAAGGAAGACTTTGCTGCTCCTAAAGAAGCTGCTGATTATACTGAGTTTAAATCCAATGAGTTTAAATCTACACTAGAAATTGGTGATGTTGTTACATACACAACAGATAGTGGAGATGTTGCCGTGCGTATATGGACAGGTAATAGGTATATAAACTAGTGTCTCAATTATTATTAGATGACGAAGACGCCTATCTTAAAAGTTTAGAAGAAGAAGATAAGGCAGATAATGATCAACAAACATCTTTTCAAGAAGAAGATGATGAAGATGTTTATCTTAAACTATTAGAAGAAGAAGATAAGGCAGAACAGCAAGCATCGACACTAACATCACAAGACATTGATGATGAGGATGCTTATCTTAGAAGTTTAGAAGAAGAAGATAGGGCAGAGACAGGTATTGCAACACAAACTGCATCTGCTATACCCACTACTGTTTCCCCAACAGTAGAAGAACCCCAACCTATACCCACCCCTAATCAAGACGCTGCTATGATAGATGAATATCTACAAGATAGCAATGCTTTCTATTCAAGAGAGTACCTAAGTGGCCTTGACACCCAAAAACTTAGCGAAGTATTAAACGAAGAGCAACCTGCTTTAGTAGATAAGTATTATCCTGTATCTGGACAAGGCATTACACCAGAACAAGTAGACGAAATCTCTGAAGGTGCAGAACTTGTTGACTATATCCCAAGCTGGCGTGAAAAATCACAGTCGGCTATTGCTTCTGGCTTACAGAAAACTGGTATAGCTTCTGATAACTTTACTGCGCAGTCGATGGCGCAAGACTTTGTAGGTAATGCCAATGCTACCTCGTTGCTAGAGGGCTTTAGTGCGGCAGATTTTTCTCCTGTTAATGCTATATTTGCATTGAATGAAATAGCTAGGGATGTTGAGAATATATCTAACAGAGAAGATTCAGAAGCTACTGATTATTTTTTACCTGCTACTTTTGCCGCTTTATCTATACTAGAAGCAGGTGGAATAACAAAAGGTTTAGGTAAGGTTGGCAAGGACATGCTGCGTCCTGCGGTGGATATAGCAGAAGATATAGAAAAGAAAGCCTTTAGAAAATCTAAGTTAGGTAAGAGTTTTAAAAAGCTAACAGATAGACGGGCAGCACAAGAGCAAACTAGAGAGGCTATCTTTGCAGAAAGGGCTAGTAAGTTTGATGTGACTGCTGCACGTGAAGCATCTGCTGCATCACAAGCAGAGAAAGCTGCAGCAGCCAAGGTATTAGCTGACAAGAACAGCGATATTCAAGAAGATTTAATTAGACAGTTTGAAAAAAACAACGATGTTGTTATATCTAGCAGGGGTAAGGATGGTAAACTAAGAGTTGACCCAAAGAAAGCTAGAGAAGCTGGTAAAAACATTATAGATGAGACTGCGATGATACCTGACAAGGGTATGTCGGACGAGGTATCTGAATTAATTAAAGATGCTCGTGGGCAGATAGGTGGTTTTAGTAATCCTCGTTTGCTTGAATTAGTTTTAGATAAGTCTAAGCTAGATGCTGTTACAGCTACTATAGCAAAAGTTAAAGCAGCCAACCCTGAAGCATTTAAAGGCAAGAAAAAAGTAATAGATACTTTGTTTGATGAATCTGTAAAGGGTAACTTGTTTGCCTCTGATGAGTTACGTGCCATATTAAATCAGTATGGTGTGTCTATGGACGACTATATTATGATGACTATAGGTTCAGCTAGTAAGTTTGGACAAGGACTACAGAAGTTTGCCGCTATGAAAAAAGCTATGGGTGGGCAGACTGCTAGGAAGGGTGCATCAGAAGGTAACGAGGATGAACTAAGACGCTCCGCTGAAGGCTTAAATAAAATAATAAAAAACATAAAAAGGGGAGAAAACGTAGTGCGTGGTGCTATGGTCTCTGCTTTTGCTACTGCTGCACGTAACTTTGAATCTGCTTTAGTTCGTTATCCAATGGAAGGTCTTACTAACTTAATGGAAGAGGTCATCATTCGTACTGGTAGAGGTTTTGATTCAGCTACCGCTGCTCGTGCTGATAGGGCAGCAGTGACCCGGCTTACCGCTGGTGCTTTAGAGGGGCTTAAAGAAGGTGCAACAGCACTCACACCCTTTGGTAAACGTGCAGCATTTAAAGATTCCTTTGCTATGTATGGATATACATTTGGCGATAAAGCTAAGATAAAAAGCACAGGTGCGGGTGCTATGGCTAAGATGAGGGGTGATAAGTACACAGGATTAGCAGGAAAAGATTTGTCTTCTGATAACGCTGAGTTTGTAGATTATCTGCTAGGGCAAAAGGGATTTGATAAACTAGCATCTCGTTTCTATGACCAAGTAAATGAAGTTATGGCTTACACTGGCAGGGGTGAAGGTGGTATATCAGATGCTGTGTTTGAACCTATCGAAGACTTTGTGCAGTTTTTGAATGGTCCTAACAGACTACAAGAATTTGTTACTAGACGTGCCTACTTCAGAACTGACTTATCAATGATGGTAAAGCGTGAGTGGGGTATAGATTTAGAAGACGCTCTGCAGAATGGCAAGATACGTGATATAATGAATGATGCACCATCAGTTAAACCCGAAGGAGCCAGACCATTTGCTGAGTTAATGTCAGAGGCTACAGACAAAGCCTTACAGAAAACATATGCAGCAGCACCAGATTTTGTCCCATTTAAATATGCTTTACGTACCTTAAATGCTATACCCGGTAGCACTTTCGTAATTCCTTTTCCACGGTTCATGTTTAAGTCTATGGAATACGTAGGTGAAGTGGTAGCGGGTATGCCTATTGCTATGCTTAGAAAACTATTTAGGCAGACTGAGGGTGGAGCAGCCGGTAAATCTAGTAGAGATGCTGAAATGGCAGCTAGAAACATAGCTGGTATAGCATCTTTAGGCATGGCTTATATGGCTGTAGGACATGAAAACTCTCCTGTTAATTATAAGAAGGTTAGAACATTTGTCAACGATAAAGTTGTAGATATATCTGCTCAGTATCCTTTACCACAACTAATGTACATAGCTACTTGGGCTAAGAAGTTTTTAGAAGGTGGTGAAGGTGACGCCATGGCTTGGTATAAAGGTCAGGGTGGTGGAAGAGAATTTGTAAAATTATTTACTGGTACAAACTTTAGGCAAAACCAAGGACTAGGCAACCTATTAGATGACTTTGCTGCTATTGCTTCTGATGAATCACGCATAGGAGATGAAGCTCGTATGTCGCAAGCTGTCGGTAGACTACTTGGCGATGTTACCACAAGGATATTACAGCCTTACAGTATGGTTGTAGATGCTGAACGTGCTTTAGGTATGCGCACTACAGAGGTTAAAGATGTTAGGGGAGACCCAGACTTAGATGCTGGTTCCACTTTTGCAACAGGCTTCATGCGTCCTATTAAACAACGTGGTTACTATGACACAGTTACAGGCGCACTAGAGGGTGGGCAGCGTGTGCTTGGCCTTACAGATGATGAGGGTAAACCTTTACTAGACTTTACTCAAGAAGCAGAACTTCCTGCAAGACAAGTTGCCACTAGAGAAGACACAATGGAACGTCTTAATCCAGAGTTAAAACTTTTAGCTGGTCTATCTGTAGTAGAAAAGGATACGCCACAGCAAGAGTTCTTGCAAGAGATAGGATTTCCTGTATATGAGTTTGATAGTAAGACAGGTATAGGCACTTTAGATAGAATTATAAATGACTCTGTAAATAACTTTTTACCGGGTATAGTAGACAAATATATGAAGCAAGCTGACCAAATGCGTAGGCGTGGGGAGAGTGAAAAAAACATACGTACTAGAACACGTGAACGTATAAAAACTAGATTCAATAAACTAAAAGCTAAGATTAGAAGAGTAAGTGCTAAAGCTGGCGATGACCCCGGCTACATAAAGGCTCTTCTTAAAGCAAGACGTATGCCTCTTGAAAAGCAACAACGTGCTATACTTGAGTATGAGCAAGCTGTAGGGCGAGAGGTAGACTTATCTAGTACAGAAGACCTCACTGCTATAGCTAGGATAGGACGTAGACTTAAATAAATAAGGGGGCTTAATTGCCCCCTCACTTTATCTGTTATCACCATCCCCTTGTAATCTATTCCTAGCTTTCCTATCTGCCAGCTTGCTAAGATTACCTTCCATAATGCTACCAAGATTCATGTCTACTTCCTTTGCAAGCATAGCGCAGTACCATAGAACATCTCCTAACTCTGCACCTATCTGATTTAGCTTATCATTGTAACCCTCAATATCAGCACCATCACGTATTAATTTTTTTACCTTATTAGCAATCTCACCAGCCTCAC